CCATAATTCACCCGTTGCCGGGTGAAAAAAATGATGTCATCATGATGAGCATCGCCATCTCTAACTCGGGTGCTACTAGGAACCGGTGAGCCTTCTGTCCCCAAACACTACCGTCACGAATCTCACGGAAGCCAATATAACCTTGTAGAGTTCAGTTATACTGACTTGTAGGTTGCTGTTTCTCAGAGCCTACATCTTTTTAATACTGTGTCGTTTATGTATCTTGCCGTCCACAATCCAGATCTGGCGCCTCGAAGGAACCTCAGGGATACCGATATTATGTGCCTCGGTGGGGTGGTGTGGAGCCTATGTGTTGCCTGTGTTAGTTTGACTTGGTGTCTATGATGTGCCTTGCAAACTATAATTAGTTCTTAGACAAATGTTCTTTTAAAATTTCTGAACCACCTACTCTAACATTGATAATTCCGTTATAATAATCGTCTGTGAGTAGAACTTTTCGTTCAAATTGTTCTCTGGCTTCTAAGTAACTGGCAACTCCTCTGCTAGGACAAATGTGTAGTATTTCCCTAATAAAATTTTCTTCGCCGTACTTGGCTACGTCTGCTTTTAGATGATCTGAACTACCCCAATACTCACGCCAGTCACTTTCTTTTGTGCCTCTGCGTTTTTTCTTTTTGCCTTTGAGTGGAGGTTTAGTGGTCTTAAACTTTGCCAGTTTTTTACCCACATACTTTTTGCCATTCTTTTTGTTCGTGATGAGGTATACGAATGCTTCACATCCTTCTGGCAAATCGTCTATTTGTTTTCCTTTGTATATCCAATAACTCATCTACATGTCCAACTGTGTACATACTTATGTACAGCAATGTTGGAAATGTCGATATCTTTGGTTACTAATTCACCTATAGGCAAGTAACCAATTGTGAGTCTTGGATCCTTCCACTGATAAGGAATCTTATTTTGAATTTGTCTATAAAACATAAACATCATCATCATTAGATCATCAAGTTCAAACTGACTGACGTACTTGTCGTTGTCTAACCAACAGTACACTGTGTTAGACATTTTGGTAGTGAATTGTATTTGATCATTTGGTATATGTACATCATTGTCTGCAAACAGTTCTAAAAAATGTTTGCCAACATGTGGATAATTCATATACATTACACCAAACTTTTTAGAAGGTGTAAACATACTGTATGCTTCTTCAGGCAAATCAATGCCATCATCTTCACATGTAAATAAAAATCGTTTGGAGTTGAACTTTCTAGACAGATCTTCTAAATGATGTATTAGATAGTTGAATTTTTGTAACAATGCTTTGTGGTTTAAATCGGTGGTTTCTGCATGTAATCTAGGAAAGTTTTCATGAAGTTCGTTTAAATTGTCTTGATTAATATCTGAAATTAAACCAGCGGTTAACAGTTGCTGGCTTACATCTTCGAGTTGTTGTTTAATGTCTTGTTCTGTTTCACCAAAATTATAAAATTGTGTTCTGTCGAGTACCGAATTTTCTTGTTGTTTCATTCTCTCATAAAACAGAGAACTAACAGAGTTATCATACATGTGATAACTTAAGGTAAGTTCAGCAGACTTGCCTAGATGTATATCTATGATCATATTTCACTGTCGAGTATTTCTATGTCATTACTATAACTTGTGAAACCACCTTCTTTAACAACATACAACACATTGTTAACACGCCCTTGTAATTCTTCTTTGTGTGATATTAAGAACACATTTTTCTTTGACTCTCGACCCATCTTTTTGAGAACTGCCAATGCATTTTCAACACCTGTGGTATCCATACCACTGTCTACCAGTTCATCTATACACATCAAATTCATTGGTTGGTTAAGACTTTCGTAGATGTCTCTAAACGCCCAACTCATACCCAGTATAAGTCTATTACGTTCTCCTCTACTTAAATTATCAAAGTCTAAGTCTCTGCCATATTCTGTGATATCCACACTTAAATCACTGTTAAATTTAACATCGTGTGGCAAACCTAATTTGTCTAAATAATGACTCAGTCTATAATTCAAATATTGTAAATTTTGATCTATAATTTTCTTTCTGATAAAACTATCTTTGCTTGTAAGCAATTTATACAAAAACTCTTGATGATCTTTCACATATGTTAGATCATTTATAACATCATAGTTTATTTCTTCGATAGCAGTTTTTTTGAGTTGTTCTATTTGTTCAACATATGGATTTGTTTCTTGACGTTTTTCTTTGAGCTGGCTTGTTAACGTGTCTACATTATGACGATGTTCTAGTGCATCTTCCATATTAGAATAAAATGTTATGGGTGTTTCAGGTAATTCTCCTAATTCGTCAATTTGAGATTTTGCTGTTTTTAGTTTAGATTCTAGCTCTTCTAAATAAACTGTTTCGGTTTCTAATTGTTGTTGTAAACCTTCAACATATTCTTCATGGGAATCTAAATGAGCAGTATCTTGCCCACACGCAGGACAAACCCCCTCTTCTGCTTTTTTTAGATTATTTTTAAATGTAGAAATATTTTTTTTACTACGGGCCATACTCGTGGATAGGTTTTCTTGTTCATTTTGCAAACTGGTAAGTTTTACATACTTTTCGTTTATTTCAGAAATAACTTTGTGGTTTTTTAGTTCTTCATCGATGTTTGTTTCTTCCAGTACAACTAACAAAGACATCATCTCATCTATCTTAGATTGATTTTGACTTTTCCATGCCTTGCTACGATTTTCAATTTCTGCAATATTTTTTTCAACTCGCTTGTTGGCATTGTTAACAGCCTGAATTCGTAGTTCTTCTTCTTTGATACTGTCTTTTGTGATCTTTAATTTTTCTTTGAGCAGTTCTGCCTTTTCGCTTATCTCAGTTATACCTAACAGTTGTTCAATCATATCACGTTGATCATTAGTTTTCATACTGAGGAAAGGTTCGGTATATGTGTTAAGTGCAATCAAGTGCTTGAACATATTATGAGGGAAGCCAATCACACGTTCAATATCTTTTTGTGTTTCTCTGCTGTCGCCTTGCTGTTCGTCATCACGTGCTTCTGTACCGTTTATAAAAAACTTTAGAACATTAGGACGTCTACCTCTCTCAATTCTATATTCGGTGCCATCGATTTCAAAATCAACAGTCACAATCATACCCTTACCATTGGTTTTGTTGATGAGATTATCCTTGCGAATATTGGTCAATGCTTCGCCATAGAGTGCATAACTGAGTGCATTGATGATAGTGGTTTTACCTGTACCATTTCTGCTACCGTCTCCACCCAAGTCTAGATTATGACCTAAAACCAGTGTAAGTGATTCTGTATTAAAATTCACAGCCTGAGTGTTGTTACCAACACTCATAAAGTTTTTTGCTGATACGTTTTTGATTGTTAACATTAAACTTCTAACTCTTTGTAAATTTCTATAAGTTTGTCTTTTTGTATACTAGAACTTTCAATTGTATCCAGTTGTTGTATAACAATTTGATCCACACTTTCAAATTTGATTTCTGTGCCTTGAAAAATTTCTTCCTCTTCTTTTACAGGCAATAATTGTATTTCTCTTACACTATATTTTTCTGCAAAAGTTTCTCTGATAAAATTTGCTTCTTCATAACTGATGGGTATATCCAACTTGATTCTGGCATGTGTTGTGCTGTCCAAATATTTGTCAGGATCTTCCAGCAGTTGTCGTAAACCTAATAGTAGATACTTAGGGCACTCGGGCCAGTTTACATACTGAGGTTCTTCACCCCACGTGAGGAACATGGCACCGCGTTCATTATCGCCTGCATCGGCATAATTGTGAGGGAACGCATTTCCAATATAGTGTATGTTGTTTTTGTATTGACGTTTATGGAAGTGACCACTAAACACATATTCTGGTCCCGACAAATGTTCTGCCTTTATGCCACCATGATCTGGCATTTCTACCATAGCATTCATTTTAAAGTAAGGCAGTTCAAAATGTCCAAACATATATTTTACATCATACTTTTGAACTTTTTTGAATTCATCGCCTATAAGCCATGGCACAATCGCAACACCATCTTTGATGAAATGATCATCAACCATTACAAAATTTTCAAGATCTCGAGCAAACTCTACACTGTTTAATTCTCGCTTTTCTCTGTAATATAAATCGTGATTACCTGTAATGAAATAAACAGTTTCAAATGCGTCATTAAGTTTTTTAAGATCTTTAATAGTTGCGTTCATGGTAGCAACATTTACACTTGCTCTGTGATGATGCCAATCACCTAAAAAGATACAGGTTTCAGCCTCTCTGGCTTTTGCTTCTGCAATAAACCAATCCACGTAGTCGTGACAATCTTTAAGATGTTGCCTACTGTTTTGTTTTAAGCCGTAATGTATATCCGTAAAACATGCGGCCCTTTTAAAAAGGTCTGCCATAAATTATTCGCCGCTGTGTGAATTTTCTAATTCTGTTTCAGCAATCTCACGCAATTCTCTCATCTCATTTTCATATTCGATCTGTCTACCATAACTTGGTAAATGACCACTTTCAATTAGAATATCATCACGAATTGATTGGTTGCGTTTTTCTAAATTTAATACTCTGGTAAAACTGTTATTGACTGTAGCAGTATAATATGCAAATGGGTTGTCCGATTTTGCTTCGTTGAATTGCAGACCAATTTGTGCCAGTTGCACCAATGCTTGACCACGCATTTCGTCAACATAAGTGTAACCTCTCCAGTTACCTCTTTGACTATATCTTTCAACCAGTTTCATAAACATACTGCCTAGTTTATTTGTGATCTGTCCGTGATTGGTACTGAAATGCCCATTATGCAGTCCACCAACCCAATGACTTCTCACAACTTCTCTAGGGTTAATACCGTTGCTGTCTAAAATATAATGTTTGAACGGGGGAAAGTTAACTTTTGCTTTTGTGTCAGCAATAGTTTTTGTAGTTTTCTTTCTCTCAGGGTCATCAGGAATATGCTCATAAGTCATAACTCTGAAAACCAAATCATCCACTGCAATACTGTTAGGATCTACTGCAAAATCTTTCTGTTTGGGTTTTTTATCCCAATCGCCTTTCGCCATAGATTCTTGGTATGCTTCTGATTGCATTTTAGATGCACGATTTTGTTGTGCTTGTTTGATGTTCGTTTTGTTAATTTTGCTTAAACTTTCAACAATGATATCTGGATCTGAATATCTGTCATCAGACACATAGCAATAAGATAATTTGCTTTTGTGAATTTCTTTTAAAATATCTTTGTTGTTAAGGTAATTTATTTTTTTAGTAGTATGTACCATGTAATCTCCTTCACTCTATTAGCAATTATAGTGCCTTTAGTAGTAAAAGTCAAATGTTTTTTAAACATAATTAAAATACGTTTTTATTTATCGTGATAAATATTGTACAGGAGTTAGTAATGGCAGAAGAAACAAATAGAACCCAAGGTGCAGTGACTGGAGTTGAAACCAGTTTTGAGCAATTAATACAAAGAACTGATAATTCAACATTTAAAAAAGTTGACTGGAGAGCAAGAATTCGTCCTAAAAAAGGTGGCGAGAAGTATGCTTACGGGTTAGTTGATAGAGATGGTAACGAAATAACCGACAGTATTTTAAAGCCGTTACAAGATCGTGGTGGTATAGTTTACCCGTATACACCAGATATATTTTTACAAGGCAGTGTGGATTACAACGAAGCATCACAGCACGGCTCTAACTATCCATTCTACACCTTTATAAATTCAAGACCAACAACATTGCCAAT